GAGTGCGGTTGATGCACGAGAACCCTTACCTGCAAAAGGGCAAGAAGCTATCACAGTACAAGGCTGGACGATTGCCGTTGATCATGCCTGCGCTTGCGTCATGAAATTCCTGTTTATACCAGAGTATCAGAGGGAGTTTGATTTCAGGATAGCCCACAAACTGGGCCATGCCTTGGAAGCTGCCGGTCACTTCTATGAACTGATGCCAACTGATGGCTACAATATTGGGATTGCTGGTGGTCACGATGTGGTGTTGGGGATCAATCGTCCACGTCCTGAAAAGTTGCCTTCCTATGTTGTTTACATTGCCTGGGTTCAGGACTACCGCCCATTAGAAGCGCCGGACTACGCCGGGCAATCCAGGGGCAGCGACATAATTTATACCTTGGGCAGCGAAACCTGGATTGGCATGAACAATCCAGGGCCTAATTTCAGGGGTTCGTTGCTGACCGGGGTTGATCCCAAGCTGCTAAACGACATGAACGATTCTTACGGTCTTGATTTCTCCATTTGTGGCTATATCACGTTGCCATTCAGCAAGATGGACATGCACCCGCTGGAGCGGCGTTGTTTCAAGGAAGCTGAACGCCTGTATAAACCGCTGACTGGTAGCTCTAACGCCTTCTTGATGGCCAACCAATTGCAGGAATTTGTTGAACAGATTATTGCCACTGAGAAGATTGGTGAAACGGAACTTGAAAGGTTAAAGAAGTGTTGTAACTGGATGTCCATTGAATTTCCGCGCTACATAGATCGGCTGCGGATTGCCCAACTGGCGTATTTGGTTTCTCCAAGCTGCGGGTTCTATGGCGTCAATTGGCAGAAGTACTACCAGTTTGGCAACTGCACATTTGCCCCTATCAAGGACGAAGCCAAATTGCATGACATTTACCGGCGATCAAAGGTTAACTTGCACAACAACTGGAACGGGTTTGGTTTGCACAGCCGGGTATTGGAAGCAATGGCAGTTGGCGGCTTCGTCATGGCGCATAGCTGCGCCGATCCTCAGGCAGCAGGTAGGATAACTACCGACTTTGAACCGAATGTGCACTTTGGTGAATACACGCCCGACAACTTCGTGGAACGGGCCAAATACTGGCTGCAGGATGATGCGGCCCGTAGCAAAGCCATCACTGAAAGCCGTAAGATTGTTGCTGACAAGCACTTGTGGAAGCACCGTGCCCAGCAAATCTTACATGATCTAAACTAAAGGAGAGTGCAATGAGTGACTTTTCTACCCCCACCAATATCCATTGGCGTGGCACAACCGGTATTGTTGAATATGGCAACGACAGCGGTATGGTGGCCATCTTTTACAATAAGCCGATACACAATCCGGCCAAGTCCCTACAGGATGGACACCCACACTACGAAGATCAGGTGTTTGTCAGAATCCACCCGCCTGGCGAACGGCTGAACATTGTTGAGCGCCGGGCCAACGACCAGGACAAACGGCGCTTCCCGGCACAGTGGCAGCAGTTCCAGCAGAACAAGGTGCAACAGCCCGATGGGGCACCTATTGAGTTGCTGTACCCTGAATACCCGTCCATCGCAGCAATGCTGCGGGCCAACAGCGTCCTGACCATTGAGCAGTGTGCTGATCTGTCAGGCCCTGCTATCGATAATATTGGTATGGGTGCACAGCGGTACGTCAACGAAGCCAAGAAGTGGCTGGAACTGGCTGCCAAAGGCAAGAATGTCAGCCAGATGCGTCATGAGCTTGAGAAACGGGACCGTGAGATTGCCACACTCACACGCACCGTTGAAGAACTCAAAACCGTAGTTGAGCAGGCCAAGAACAATGCTTTGAATGCACCAAACCTGCAGCAGCTGCAGTCCCTGATCGCCGGAGCGATGCAGCGTCCAGAGCACATGCCCAATCGGGGGTTTGACCCGCAAACTGCGATGATCAACGCCACTGGCGGGGCACTGCGCCCGACTGAGAAACCCCGCAGGCAACGGCCCCGCGTCACTAGGTAACCTGAAATGCAGACCATCCTGCAAATGGTGCAAAACGCCGAAATGGAACTGGGCCTCCCGGTTTCAGTGTCGGTCTTTGGCACTGGTGGTGCCACCACTGACGTTACCGGCACGCAGATGGGGGCGCTGGCCAACCGGGTGCTGGACGAAATGCGGCGGGTCAACCCCATAGGCTGGACCGCCCTGCAGTTCGAATTCAACCTACTGGTCAGTGTGCCTACTACCGTGACTGGTGATCTGCAGGCGAACAGCGCCGTCATCACCAACATCACCCCCAACACCACCGGTATCCTGCCTTACGTTTTCCAGGTGTCAGGCCCAGGCATCCCGGTAGCCGCCAGGGTGTTGACGGTAGATTCTTCGTCGCAGATCACTATGACGATGGAAAATACCAATACCAGCATAGTGCCTGGTGCTTCCTTGCTGTTCATGCGTGACACCTACCCCATGCCGGTAGGCTTTGACTGGTTCCAGAACCGGACAATGTGGGACCGCACCAACCGTTGGGAACTTCTTGGCCCTGACAGCCCGCAGATGGACCAGTGGCACCGGTCAGGCATTGTGGTTACCGGGCCAAGAAGGCATTTCAGGCAGTTGGGTTCAGGCGGTACCGCCAACACTTATGCCAACGAGTTCAGAATTTGGCCTGCCCCTGCTGAGATTGTTGAGCCATTGCAGCTGGTCTTTGAGTACCTGAGCATCGCTGCCGTTAATGTCACGGGTGCTGGCCTGACTTTTTCCCAGTACTTTGCCAACGACACTGATACGCCGCTACTGGACGACCAGGCAATCATCCAGGGCATCAAATGGATGTTCTGGGAAGTGAAGGGGTTTGGCAGTTACATGACCCTGCAGCAGCGATGGGTGGATTATGTTGACCGTCTCATAGCCCGTGACGGTGGTGCACCGACGCTCAATGTGGTCAAGCGGGTCAATCCAATCTTCATATCGCCCGCGAATGTTCAGGACGGTTTCTTCCCAGGACCCATCGGTCCGAATGCCTCTTAGCTGGGGTTCAAATGAACGAAATCACCGCTCCAATCGTCCTATTCATGACCATAGTCATGCCCGCCAACCTGCCGGACGTGACCCACAAGCTCAGCATGCCCACCATTGAAGAATGCTTTGTGCAGGCACTGGAATGGGATACGTATGGGTTAAAGTCAGGGATGGCCCCCAAAGGGGCTGTTGCAATACGTTCGTCTTGCCAACTTAAGTTGAGCAGTTTTAACGGGAGCTAAACATGTCCCTCCTGGAAATTTCAGGGCTTAGGCCGGACATTGCCGATCTGACCACTTACTGGGTCAACGTCGGTTCGGCACAGATGTGGCCACTGTCAACAGTATTCCCGGTCCCCGCTCAGCCCCTGATCGTGGTGGAAAATGGTGCACCTATCGTAGTCGACTTGAAGACTGTCGGTGCAAATGGCCGTGATGTTGGCCAAATGACCGATGGGATTTGGTACCCGTGGGTTCTCTACAATCCAACCACCAATAAGATGTGCGGGATCGGCAGCAAGCAGCAGGACCCGACGCAGCTTACTTACCCTGGTGGTTTCACCTATTTCCGCAGGCTCAATACCGGCTTCCCGATGCATAACGGCCAGCTTGATTTCTTGCATCAGGGGGCTTGGCCGCAGCCGGTAGTCAGTCTGTATAAACCCCGTCTTGTTGCCAGCCTGTTCGGACGTGCCAATTGGCAAACAATCGACTTGTCAACATACCGCCCAAATCCAGCTCGTCTGGTGCTACTAACTATCGTTACCAGTGGTGCAAGTGGTGACGTATTCATTGCCTCTGGGCCAACCGGAGCATATGACCGTCTTTGCCAATACGCGGCACCGAGTACAAATTCCGGGGTCCGTTGCTGGCTGCTTATGGACGAAATGTATGTTAGGGTAGACGGCCCGGCTGCGTTGCGCTGTGACGTATACCTTGATGGCTGGGAAATGACTGACCCGGCATAAGGGGCAGGTGAAAGCAAATGACCCAAGACCCTATGGTTTCAGCCCTGCAAGGGCCGCAAGACCGCACCATGAACGCCCTGTTCCCACCGCGCCCACTTACTTCAATAGACCTGCTCATGCACGGGCAGGAACGGCTGAAAGATCCAAATAATCCTGCTTATGACCCCGGCAACACCTTCAAGGTGGTTCCACCCGGTACACCTACCCCACCGCCCCCGTGGGGTGGTGGTGGCAGGATAACTCAAGGCGGCCAGGACCCAATGGCTGCATTGTTCTCACACCCTGCCCAGCACTTGCAGCACATGGCCGGGGATGTAATCCCATTTCCGTTAGATCCACGGATAGCTGACCAGCGTCGAATTATGAACGAAGACTTCATGCAGAATATGTACCAACAACATGGTCAACAGGGCCTCGATCAATACCGTCGCATGTGGCCAGCAGCACCCGTAGAACTTGGCCCTGGGGCTGCGAAATAAATGCCGTTTACCAACAACACTTTCACAGTCCTAAACGAAATTGGCAATGGTTACGCTTGCAACAATCAATTGCCGCCACTGATTGGGGCTGATCTGGACGATATTGCCACTGGGTTGACTACTGTCGCTACCACTTTGGCCCAGAACCCTGCCCAAGTCATACCGGTAACGACGATTACGACAGCTGCCAGTTTCGACATAGTGTTGGGTACCCAGATCAACACCTACCGCAAATTCAGCATCATCATCACCGATTTGTTGCAGACTACAAACGGTGATTTAACCCTTCAATGTTCCGGTGATGGGGGTGTAACATTTGACAGCACTTCGAATGCCTACACTTGGTTCTACCAGTACACACGCAATGACGGTGTACAATCACATAGTTTCAATGAAACTACCGCGACAGCTGCCCTTATTGGTTGGGGGTCTTCAGATCCAAAATATACGTCGGACTTGACCATTGATTGCTACCATCTTAATGGCACAACGAATTACAAAAAATTTAATGTTAATGGTACCTTGGGCAATAACAACGATCTATATGTTGCACAATTTGGGGCAGCTTACTGGAGCGTAACCACTGCTGTGAATGCCTTACGATTTCTGGACGACAACGCAGGGCTTATCACTTGCAAATATTCAGTTTACGGCTGGATCTAAATGAGAAAATCTGCATCAGTTCAGAAAGTCCCATACCTATCACCCGATGTGATTGCTAAAACCATCCCAGCACCGGTTGATGGCTGGGATGCTATCTCGCCGTTGGCGGAGATGGACCCCAAGCGCGCCCCAATCCTCAACAATTGGGTACCACGTCCTGGGTTTGTAGAACTTCGTGGCGGCTATCAGCAGTATGCCAATCTAATGGTCAACTCCCCGGTAGAAACTTTGATGACCTACCGGTCGCCAACCGTAGAAAAGATGTTTGCCGCAGCGGGCAGCAGCATTTACGATATCTCAACCAGCAACGCATCCGCTGTTGTTACCGGCCTCAATTCTGATCAATGGCAGTGGGTCAATTTTACCCCCGCAGGGGGCACCACTAATCTGTTCTCGGTCAACGGCGTGGATCAGATGCTTAGGTTTGACGGTACCAGCTGGTCTAACCCTTCCATATCCGGGCTTCCAGGCAGCAGCACCGCCAACATCATCAACATCAATTCACAGAAGCAGCGTCTTTGGTTCGTCATGAACCAGTCGACTGTTGTGGCCTACATGCCAGTGGGGGCTGTCACTGGCCCCATCGCCGGGACACAAGATTTCGGCCAACTGTGGAATAAGGGCGGTTACCTGGTGGCCATGACCAGCTGGACCATTGACGGCGGTGCTGGTCCGCAGGATTATGCTCTGTTTATCTCCAGTCGTGGCCAGGTTACCATCTACCAGGGTACTGATCCAACCAACGCTGCAGCATGGCAACTGGTCGGCACCTTCGATATATCCCCGCCAATAGGTTTGCGTTGCCTGACCCGCATAGGCTCAGATGTTGCTATCATCACCATGCAGGGGGTCATTCCTATTTCTCAGGCGCTGCCGTTTGACCCTAGCGCCGACCGATCCATTGCCCTCACCGCACGCATCCAAAATGCTATGGCGACTGCCACTGCACAGGGTCAATTCTTGTTTGGTTGGCAGTTGATGA